ATTGCTTTTGTGTTTTGTGCATCCATACCTAGTTAATTGAACGATTGCTCAATTCCAGACTGATTTTCCCACAATTTCCCTATGTACTGACAGCGTATCAGTAATAAACTACAGCAAAAACAATACTTTATTAGCCGGCTACAGCACCAGCAAACAAAAAAGACAAAGCCGACAGCAAAGCATCGACTAAAAACGACACTTCAAAGATCAGCAGCGACAACGAGGTCGGGCGAGGGCCAGAGGGGGGTCTACCGTATATGTATATGTACTCTGCAACACACGGGGTTTTTACTTTTACTGTGTTTAAATAGCAACACACATGAATTATTACGCAATGATAGTGTATTTTACATATTGACAAGGGGTTAATCATGTGTAAAACTACGAAGTAGAAGTAGTATAGTTAAACTTAATGTTAAAACTATTATAAATTGATTATAATATAGTTAAACTTATAGTTAAACTAGGGATTAATTAAATAAATATAATAAAACCTATTGACAACTAAACGTAAACTGTGTTAATATTATCTTATAACTATAATAACAATAAACTATAGTTAAACTAACAGTGTTACAAGGGCAATAGGGTACTGCTCCTCCCATGTGTCTCCTCTCTCCTCGTACTTTATAGCTGCTTGTAACACTTTTTTCCCAGTTTAAGTTAAATATGTGTTGACAATGAAGAAGAAACGTGTACAACTATATGAGAGTGAAAGTGTTATAGAGGATTTTTACAATGCTCTGTTATCTAATAACTCGTATGCTATGAAAAAGGTACATATACCTAAGTCGGATGTGTTTTACGTAAGAGAAGCTATTCACAATAACACAGGTGAGTGGTATACACTGGATCATGTAGAGAGAGCCATGTATTTAGAGGGGCATTTAGATAGACACGAGGTGTTAGACCCTGACAGAGAAAGAAAGTATGGCTAAATATGTATGTAATGGTTCTTGTATTAATAATGGACGGTGGATTTAAGGTTGCGTCTGACCAAGTTTTGTATGCTAGTATAGAATTATGCGAGGCATCTATGCAGACTCAGCTAGAAGTACTTAACTCTAGTAAGCCCTCCCCTGATTCTTTTGCTACAGCGGCCTGTACTGAAGTACCAATGCCACCAGAAGCCATTAAACCTAACATATAGGATAGCCCAGTATGGCTGATAAGATGCCAGCTAGAAACAAAAAGAACTTTCGTCCTACCAAGCAAGGTGCAGGTATGACAGCAAAAGGTGTGGCAGCTTATCGAAGGAAGAACCCCGGTAGTAAACTCAAGACTGCCGTGACAGGTAAAGTAAAAGCTGGTAGTAAAGATGCAAAGCGTAGAAAGTCCTTCTGTGCTAGAAGCGCTGGGCAGATGAAGAAGTTCCCTAAAGCTGCCAAAGACCCTAACTCTAGGCTAAGACAAGCCAGAAAAAGATGGAAGTGTTAGACTTATGGTATCAACGAATCCTTCTCATCACGTAAACCCTGCCCCCTATGTGTTAAATGACTATCGTATACAGAGTCAAGCTAGGAGGGTAGAACGTGTTGAGAAGGACATAGAGCGTACCCAGCGCTCAGTGAATAACTTGTATAAGAAACATCAGATGCACCAGTTAGTTATGGATATGTTACAGAACGCTAACTTCTACAACACCACTAAAGTAGGTCAAGGTGTTATTGTGGACATATCTGTATAATGCCTACCAAGAAACGTAAAGACCCAAAGGTAGGCACAGGCAAGAAGCCCAAAGGTTCTGGACGTAGGCTATACACGGATGAGAACCCCAAAGATACTGTGCCTATTAAGTTTGCTACGAATGCAGATGCTAAAGCTACAGTAACAAGAGTAAGAAAATCAGGAAAACCTTTCGCAAGGAAAATACAAATCTTGACAGTTATGGAACAACGTGCTAAAGTTATAGGCAAGTCTGATGTTGTCAAGACAGCTAAATCAGCTAAAGAAAGATTGCGAAAGGAAAGAGATGCCGTATCTTCAAAGTAACATACCGTATTTTAAAGCATGGGTAAGAAGAGAGTATACAAAGAACGAAGAAGAATATCACAACGAGTTTCTTCACGCTATGGTAGTAGCAGTGACGACAATGCCAAACAGGACACTAAGCTTCCAAGTGATATTTACCGGGTGCGAGTCAGACGGTTTGGAAGACGAGCAGAACGTACACGGAGGGGCGATGTGGGCTAGAATGCCCTTAACAGCCCTAGTAGCTGACACGCCCTTAGAAGAGTGGCCTGAGCCTATGCCACCTCACATAGCACAGCCGTGGGACTGTATGTCTCACAATCACTCTGTGTACGTGTTAGATAGAGCTACCCCGGCTCCGTGGATAGCAAAGATAGATGATGAGTTTTACCCTGCTAGGTATTACTTTACTGTTGATTACACTGACAGTGAGATAGCTGATGACCCAGCGCAGCACAAACAAAGTCATGTGCTTGAGTTATTAGATGCAGGTGAATATACTGGTAACATAGTTGCGTTACCCAACAATAGAGTGAGAGTAACTCACCCAGCTTGGTTTGAGACAGGACAAGGTGCTCCTGACTTTAAGCCTAACCAAAACATATATCACTCCAAGCAAGACGTGGAATACGTTTGGGATACGCAACGAGTGTTCAACAATCTGTATAAAGAGGAATAATAACTATGGCAATGATGAAAAAGAAGGGCATGGCTAAGGGTGGTAAAACCAACGGCAAAGCTAAGATGAAGAAAAAAGGTATGGCTAAAGGCGGCAAGATGCCTAAGAAGATGGCTAACGGTGGCATGACTATGAAGAAAAAAGGTATGGCTCGTGGCGGTAAAATGAAAAAGGGTTACGCTATGGGTGGTAAACTAGGCGGTGGAATGACACTACCTAATATTCGTGCTGCAGCTAAAGCTAAGGGCTATAAGCTAGTTAAAGGATAGTAGCTATGATGTATAACCCTACACAAGCAGATCAAGAAAGACAACGTAGCATGATGGTTTCACAAAAGATGGAGCCTCTTGCAGCTTTAAAAAAATCACCAGCTAAGAAAAGGCCTATGATGGGTATGTCTGAAGGTGGTGCTTTAAAGGATGTACCAAAAGGGAATACTGGACTAACTAAACTTCCTACAGGGGTACGAAACAAAATGGGCTTCAAGAATAGAGGCGGTTTAATAAATAATGGACAGTCAGACTACAGAAAATCTGGAATGTTCTATGGCAAAGGAGACAAATAAATGTCAGCAACAGCAACACGGCAAGAGGGTATTGAAGTATATGAAACTCCAATAACTCTTACTACTATCAAAGCAGCGATAACAAGTATCACTGATTCAACTAAGACAGTAACAGCAGCAGAGTCAGGCACTATCTTTAGCTTGAATCGTGCAGGTGGTATTACTGTAACACTACCTACAGCAGCAGCAGGTCTTACATATGAGTTTCATGTAGGTACAACCTTTACAGGAACTATGACTATTAATGCAGATTCTAGCTCAGATACCTTGCAAGGCATGATTACTATTATTGACAAGGATGAAGTAGGTGGTCTAGCAGCGTTAAACGAAAACATTGATACATTAGCTTTTGCTTGTCCTGCAGCAGCAGATCACCAGATCGTAGCTGATGGCGATACAAAAGGACGTTTCATTGGCGGCATGATCAAGTACACCTGTATTACTGATTCTAAGTGGGTTGTAACTGGACACCTATTTGGTGACGGTACTGTAGCAACTCCGTTCACATAAGTTAGGATATAATATATGTCAACTTCTGTAGGCACATTTCAACCTAACACGTTACAGTGGAGTGTACAAACAAAAGCAACTGTAGATAATACTGCTGGTAACACTGTGCATTTTACCTGCACTGGCTTTAGAGTTGTACATCTCCACGCCGACCAAGAGTTTCTAATTAACTTTGGTTCTGCAGAAGCTAACTGTGGTGCTAATGACCTAGAGTTAGAAGCAGGTAATTACACTCTTGCGATACCTGACGCTGTTGGTAATGCTGTTATAATGAATATCTTAGCAGCAACGAGTGATGATGTAACAATAAAAGTAGTACTATCTTAAAAAACTTGCAATCCCAGCATATCGGGGTTGCATTATTGTCTGTTTTAATTAAATAAAAAATGTGTAAAACTATCTCTAGCACAACAACAACAACAAAGGAGATAGTGCATGTTTAAAAAACTAATAAACTTTATTCAAGAAGGTCAACAACGTAAAGTAGCGTATTGGCAATTACAGAATATGAATGATCACGAACTAAAAGACATAGGAGTAAGTCGTGGTGATATTTACCGAAAGGTATATGGAAGTTAAAGAATTATGATGCTATCACCACCAATACAAGCTTTAGGCGGTTTACTTGTTTTTTATGTAGGACTAAAGTTATTTAGTGGTGGCATGAAAAACATGGGTAATATAGAACACCTGCAATGGTTTCTAGGCAACCCTATCTATATGTTCATAGGTGGGATAGCAATGACCCTAGCTTGGCAGTCTAGCTCTCTTAGCACTACTGCGATAATAGCTTTAGTTGCTTCTGGTGCTTTACCTTTACCTGCTGCAATAGCGGCAGTGCTTGGAGCAAACATAGGAACGACAGGCACAATTTGGTTGGCAGGGTTTTTCGTTAGTGACGGTATGCCAAAAGGCGATACACTAAGAATAGCTATAATACATACAGGTGCAAACTTAATGATGGCAATAGCTTTATTACCTTTTTGTTCGCAGATAGCTAAGTATGTCGAGAGGTTTTAATGGCTAAAAGTAAATCTACAGTAAACAAAGCTGGTAACTACACTAAGCCAGCCATGCGTAAACGTCAGTTTTCCAGAATAAAGTCTGGTAGTAAAGGTGGTAAGCCGGGTCAGTGGTCAGCACGTAAAGCACAGATGTTGGCCTCTGCCTACAAAAAAGCAGGAGGAGGATACAAATAATGTTTAGATATTTAAAAAGAGTATGGTGTGCTTTACTAAATCGTAAATGTCATCCAGAGTGTGACTGCTGTTAAATGGCCTTAGCTAAATCTCAGAAGAGTCTAAAGTCATGGACAAAACAAAAGTGGCGTACTAAGAGTGGCAAGCCTAGCGCTAAAACTGGTGAACGGTATTTACCTAGTGCGGCTATTAAGTCTCTTAGCTCTTCTGAGTATGCCGCTACAACCAGAGCTAAACGAAAAGGCACTAAGGCAGGTAAGCAGCATGTGGCTCAACCTAAGAAAATCGCAAAAAAAACCAGAGCCTACAGGAAAGTGAAGTAACATGCCGGGATATATGGGATATGAAGATTTAAACAAGTCAAGTAGAATAGGAATTAAGGGTGCTATTAAACTAGCAGAAGATCACGGTTTTGGTTATGAGCTTACAGATGGAGGTATAAGACTTATTGATCCTGATGGTAAAACACGATCTTTTGGAGTTAATGTAAAAGCACAATCTGTTGGTAATTTTTTAGGCTATCGTGGTGGTGGCTTAATAAAAGAAAGAACAAAAACAAATCATAAAGACTACAGAAAAACAGGAATGTTTAAATAGTATGTGGAACTTAATAAATGGAGCTTGGACTATAGCTGGCTTTATTAAGATGTACATGGACAGAAGAAAGAGAAAACGAGAAGAGAAAAGTGATGTATAAAAGACCTACTCATTTAGAGAACTTTAACTTTAATCATGTTGTTCCTAGAAAGTTAGGTACAGCAAAAGGTCCAACTACTTATGGTAAACCTCTTTCTCCTAAAATGAAAAAACTAGTTAAAGAGCTAAAAGAAAAAAGAGAAACTTAAATGGCAAGAGCACTAAATGAAAAACAGATTAGATTCCTAGAGGTCTTGTTTGAAGAGGCAGGTGGAGATGCTGTGATAGCTAAGAAGTTAGCTGGCTATAGTCCCAACACGCCTACATCTCTTATTGTGGAGACACTCAAGGATGAGATATTTGATGCTACTAAAACGTATATGTCTAGGATTGGACCCAAAGCTGCAGTCGCTTATGGTAGGGCTTTGGACGATCCTACCCAACTAGGAATAAAAGAAACACTCATGGCTGCAGGTCAGATACTAGATCGTGCAGGTATAGTTAAGACCGAGAAGGTATCAGTAGAATCTTCAGGAGGTTTGTTTATATTGCCACCAAAAGAGAACGATGCTACTACAACTGAAGAATGAAAGACCTTTACAGCATGAATACTGGATGCTTCCTAGAGTTCCGTACAAAGCGAAGCTCTGGATGCGAATACCCAGACTCAGCCAATATATACCGTTTGGGTATGAGGTAGACCCTGAAGATGAAGATTGGCTAAACCCTATACCAACAGAGCTAGAGCTAATAGAGCTAGCAAGAAAACATGTAAAGCAGTACAGCTTGAGACAAGTTGCAGCTTGGCTAACAACGCAGTCAGGTAAAAGCATATCACATTACGGTTTAAAGAAAAGATTAGATGTCGAAAGAAAGCGAAAGAGGATTACTTCAATTAAACGCCAGTATGCCAAAAGGCTCGAAAAGGCGTTACGTCAGATCGAAATCCTCGAAAAAGAAAGAACAGGAGCCTACACCCACGAAGGAGATAACGACACAGCCAGCACAAGTCAAGCCCCCAGAGTATGACGTAAAGCAAGCACAAAGTGTCGTTTTTCAACCTAACCCCGGTCCACAAACACAATACTTAGCATCTAGTGAACGAGAGGTTTTGTATGGTGGGGCAGCAGGAGGTGGGAAATCTTACGCTACATTAGCTGATCCCCTGCGTAACTTAAACAGTCCAGACTTTAGTGGGCTACTAGTACGACACACGACAGAAGAACTAAGAGAACTAATACAGAAAAGCCAAGAGCTATACCCTAAAGCGATACCTAACATCAAGTGGTCAGAGCGTAAATCACAGTGGACTACACCCAGAGGTGGTACATTGTGGATGTCTTACCTAGACAGAGACACAGACGTTATGCGATATCAAGGGCAAGCATTTAACTATGTAGCTTTCGATGAGTTGACTCAATGGAACAGTCCCTACTCTTGGAACTACATGCGTTCAAGATTACGTAGTGCAAACAAGGAACTAGGTTTGTACATGAGAGCAACAACAAACCCCGGCGGTCCCGGTCACGCATGGGTTAAGAAGATGTTCATTGACCCAGCTAAACCTAATACGCCTTTCTGGGCAACGGACATTGAGACTAGTGAGGTTTTAAAGTTTCCACAAGGGCATAGTAAAGCTGGTCAACCCCTATTTAAACGGAGATTTATACCTGCTAGTCTCTTTGATAATCCATATTTAGCTGAGAGCGGTGATTATGAAGCTATGCTTTTGTCACTACCGGAGCATCAAAGAAAGCAATTACTAGAGGGAAACTGGGATGTAAACGAGGGAGCAGCTTTTCCTGAGTTTAACAGAAAGATACACGTAGTTGAACCACATGATATACCTAGAAGCTGGGCTAGATTTAGAGCTTGCGACTACGGTTACGGTAGCTACACAGGAGTTGTCTGGTTAGCAGTAAGTCCAAGCGAACAGTTAATAGTTTATAGAGAACTATATTGTTCGAGAGTTACAGCAACAGACTTAGCGGATATGATATTAAATGCAGAGAGAGATGACAATATCAGGTACGGCGTGTTGGATAGCTCCCTGTGGCACAAGCGTGGAGACACTGGCCCCTCATTGGCTGAACAGATGAACCAGAAAGGATTGCGATGGCGTCCTTCTGATCGTTCCAAAGGTTCAAGGGTGGCAGGTAAGAATGAGCTACACCGCCGTTTGCAGGTGGATGAGTTCACTGAGGAGCCAAGATTAGTGTTCTTCTCTTCCTGCATCAACACCATAGCGCAGCTTCCGGGTATACCTTTAGACAAAAGAAACCCAGAAGATGTAGATACAAACTCAGAAGATCACCTGTACGATGCACTAAGGTATGGTATAATGACAAGACCACGTAGTTCTTTGTGGGATTATAATCCTGTATCACACAGGACAGGCTTTCAAGCTGCTGACTCAACATTTGGATACTAGATAACATGGCTGAAACAGAAAACAATCAAGGCGAACTATTTGAGACAGATGAAGTATCATCTATACAAGACTCAGATGAGCTAGATGCACCTAGTGTTGTAGCTTTTGTACAAGGTAAGTTTAGTCGTGCAGAGGACGCTAGGTTTGCTGATGAGAACAGATGGCTTCGTGCCTACAGAAACTATAGAGGTTTATATAATTCAGATGTACAGTTCACAGAAACTGAAAAGTCTCGTGTATTTATTAAGGTAACTAAAACTAAAACACTAGCTGCATATGGACAAATAGTTGATGTGTTGTTTGGTAGCTCCCGTTTCCCCCTTACTGTTAATCCTACTACGTTACCAGAAGGTGTTGCTGAGTCTATGCACCTTAGTATTAACCCTCAGACAGATGAAGCTAAAAGTCAACTAGAAGATGCGTTTGGTAATAAGCCACCTGTCACACTGTTGTTTGATCCTAATGAGAAGCTAAAGCCCGGTGAGACTATGTATGACCGTATGAAGCGCATGGGGCCGCTAGAGGATAAGCTAGAGTACGCCTCAGATAAGATTATAGAAGGACCGGGTACGACACAAGATACAGTTACATTTCATCCTGCTATGATTGCAGCTAAGAAGATGGAAAAGAAAATACATGATCAACTAGAAGAGAGTGGTGCAAATAAGCAACTACGTCACACTTCTTTTGAGATGGCCTTGTTTGGCACTGGCATTATGAAAGGGCCGTTTGCTATAGACAAGGAGTATCCTAGCTGGGGTGAAGATGGTAACTATGATCCTATAATAAAGACTGTACCATCTACGAGTCACGTATCCATATGGAACTTTTATCCTGATCCTGATGCGTACAACATGGATGAAGCAGAGTATGTAGTAGAACGACATCGTATGACACGTTCACAAATACGTGGCTTAAAGTCTAGACCTTTCTTTAGAGAAGAGTCCATAGACGAAGCTATAGCTATGGGTGAGTCCTACGAAAAGAAATACTGGGAACAAGACATGGAGGATGATGCACAGTATAGCTCTGCTCCATATCGTTACGAGGTACTAGAGTTTTGGGGCTACGTAGATACAGACATCTTAGCAGATCATGGGGTAACTATACCTAAAGACTTACGTGACTCAGAACAACTAAGTGTAAACGCTTGGGTGTGCAACGGTAAAGTATTACGGCTAGTTCTTAACCCGTTTAAGCCAGCACGTATACCTTACTACGCTGTACCATACGAATTAAACCCTTACTCATTCTTTGGGGTAGGTATAGCAGAAAATATGGATGATACTCAGACCCTTATGAACGGCTTCATGCGTATGGCAATAGATAATGCAGCCCTAAGTGGTAATCTTATAATCGAAGTAGATGAGACAAACTTAGTACCGGGCCAAGACCTATCTGTTTACCCCGGCAAGGTGTTTAGAAGACAGGGTGGCGCACCGGGTCAGGGCATCTTTGGTACTAAGTTTCCCAACGTGGCTGCTGAAAATATGCAGCTATTTGATAAGGCGAGAGTATTAGCAGATGAAAGCACAGGGTTTCCAAGTTTTGCACACGGTCAAACAGGTATTAGTGGCGTGGGAAGGACTGCTTCTGGCATTAGTATGCTTATGTCTGCAGCTAATGGCTCTATACGAAATGTTGTAAAGAACGTAGATGACTATCTTGTTGCACCACTAGGTAAAGCATTCTTTGCTTTTAACATGCAGTTTGATTATGATGAAAGCATTAAGGGTGACTTAGAAGTAAAAGCTCAAGGCACAGAAAGCCTTATGGCTAACGAGGTACGCTCTCAGCGTTTGATGCAGTTCTTAGGTGTAGCCTCTAATCCTATGCTACAGCCTTTTGTAAAATCAGATTACATCATACGTGAGATAGCTAAGAGTATGGACTTAGACCCTGACAAGGTAACTAACTCTCTAAGTGATGCAGCTATACAAGCTGAGATACTGAAGAAGTTTGCAACGCCACCAGAGCCACCAGAGGTAACACCACAAGAGGGCGCACCTCCCCCTGAAGGTGTAGCTCCTCCCCCAGCAGGAGTAGGCGTAGCTGATACTACAGGCGCAGGTGGTGGAACTATAGGCACAGGTACAGCACCAGTACCGGGTGAGCAAGGATTTACTGGTACATGATAATAAAGAAACTAGTAAACGATAAGTCTCTGTGGGATGGTTTTGTAGAAGTTCTACAACAGAAGATAGAGACAGCCCAGCGCAAGTTAGAGCAAGAGACTAGCATGGAGGGTATCTATCGTGCTCAAGGTGAGATAGCAGCACTTAGACGCTTGACATATTTAAGGGATGAAATAAATGGCAGAGACTGATTCTGGAGTAGCAGAAATACTAAAAGAAGAGAAAGATCCAGTTAGCGGTAACACGGCTCCTGTAGGAGCTACGACTGCAGAGGTTCGTGATGACATACCTATCATGGCAAGCCCTAATGAGTTTATGATTGATGCAGCAACTAGGCGTTACTACGGTACACCTTTCTTTGAGAACTTACAAGCTGCTGCTAAACAAGGCTTTCAAAGAATAAAAGCTGGTGAAGAATCTTTCTTTAGGGACGATGAACTAGAGCTAGAACAAGAGCCACAAATGATGCAGGAGGGCGGTGAAGTAAAAGAAGTGCCAGACCCTGCTTTACCTTCCCCTACAGGAGGCGGCTATAGTGGGTATGGTGGAACAGGTGCAGGATTTACTGGCTTTGAGTTTAAGACTTATGTACATCCTTCAAAGCCAGAGATACAAATAATATTCTTTAATGGAAGACCTCTTAGACCTATATCAGATGGCTATACTTTAAAACCAGATACACCCGTAGAACAACAAGAACAAAAACGAGATTTTAATGTAGAAGAAGATAGACGAGAATTAGGATATGAAGTAGGCCCAAAAACATTCAAAGATAAAGAGATAAGGGAGTGGGATAAAAAAGACTACACTGATTATAATAACAGTATAGTTAAAGGTAAAGAAGGAAGCCTTAGCGGTGCAGAAACAGGCTTACTATTATCTCTAGGTAATGGAATAGCACCCGGTTTAGGTTTTGCTTTAAATAAAGCAGCCGTGACAGGAAATTTAAAAACAGCAAAACAGGTTTATGATGCAACCAATGCTATAATAAAAACGGGCAACCCTGCAAATATAGACTTAGATTCTATTAAAACAGCTAATGAAAATGCATTTAAAACAATAGAAGCCATAGAGAATCAAGGCTTTCTGTCTAGTATAGGTTTAGGTATTTTTGACAAAACAGCAAAAACCCCTACAGCTTATGCTGCACCCAAATTAAACTACGCACAGAGCGCATTCATGAAGGGTGAAGGGCCATTTGAAATAGCTATGGAAGCATCAACTTCAGAGCCTGTAGCCCCAGATTATACAGGTGATGTATTTGATAATGCTGCAAGTACAGGCGGTTTTAAATCTCAGTTTGATTTGCAAGAAGCCTTGTCAGGTGAGCTAGGCAATGATGCACAATACAAAGCTGCACAAGCACTACACAGTGAAGGTCTTAAAAAGTTAGGTAAACCAGATACATCTATATATGGAAGTAACGAAGGAATAGTTGACACAGTTAAAAGTATTTTTGGCGGTGACAAAGACGATAACGATGAAGAGGATAATATTGCAGATAACCCTAACGTAAGTTAAACAACAATAAGGCTACCCGGCTAAACGCTGGCCCCATATAAAAAAGGAAAACAATATGGCAGAACTAACAGAAGTGGAAACACCAAAGAATGCAGGATTTGTACAGGCTAAGGGTGGACGTAGCGCCAACCAGAAACGTATAGAAAGAGATGAAGCCGAACTTAAAGCCCTCGTTGAGGGAAACAAACCAGCCTCAACAGAGGAAGAGGCTTCCCAAGAAGAAACGCCCGATACAGAAACTAAAGAAGAGGCGTTATCTGCTGAAGAAAGAACGTATAAAAAACGGTACGGTGATCTACGCATCCATCTAAACAAACAAGCTGAAGAGCTAAAAGAAATAAAAGCACAGCTAGATAATGCAAAATCTAAAGGTACTGTGCGTGGTCCTAGCTCTGATGAAGATATAGAAGCATGGGCAAGTAAATATCCAGAGATAGCTAGCTTAGTAGAAACTATAGCTGCAAAGAAAGCAGATGAAAAGTTTGCTAAAGCAGATAAGCGGCTACAAGAGATAGATAAGATAAACGCTGCCACCCAGCGCTCTAAAGCAGAGAATGAGATACGTACAGCACACTCTGATTTTGATGAGCTACGTGACAGTGATGATTTTCACAACTGGGCAAACAAGCAACCTAAGTGGGTACAAGATGCCTTATACGAAAATCAAGATGATCCTCAATCTGTAGTACGAGTTATAGACTTGTTTAAGATTGACAACAACATGGATACAAAATCTAGAAAACGTAATACAAAAGATGCAGCATCTCAAGTAAGAACTAAACGTACAACTAAGATTGACGATGAGGGTGTTGCAGGACAAATACTAGAATCACAAGTGCAGAAGATGTCTGCAAAAGAATATGAAGCAAAATCAGATGATATTATGGAAGCTATACGATCAGGTAAGTTTGTTTATGATATTTCTGGTGCTGCAAGATAAAAAACTCTTGACATAGTAGATTAACTAGATATAACTATGTTTATGAAGTAAAAGTATAAAGCCCTAATAGTATTAGCTACCTTTATACTTTTAACACTAAGCCCGACTACTAAGATAAGAACTACCTAGTTAAGTACAGGCCCGACAACATACACTAAGGCCAACGTGTATGCTAATCGCACCCTAGAACTACTAGCCTCTTTCAAAGTGTTACGCTTAATAACCTAAGCCAAACATCTATATGGAGGATTTTAATTATGGCTTTTACATCAGCATCAGGTTACGGGAATTTACCCAATGGTAATTTTAGTCCTGTAATCTACTCCAAACAGGTACAGCTTGCATTCCGTAAGTCTACCGTAGTAGGAGAAATAACTAACTCTGATTATTTTGGAGAGATTGCCGCACAAGGTGATACAGTCCAAATTATCAAGGAGCCTGAGATCAGCGTACAGGCATACACTCGTGGTACACAAGTCACAGCGCAAGATTTAGACGATGAGGACTTTCAGTTAACTATTGACAAAGCTAATTACTTTGCTTTTAAGATGGATGATATTGAGGAAGCTCACTCACACGTCAACTTCATGCAGCTTGCGACAGACCGTGCCGCATATCGTTTGTCTGATCAGTATGACCAAGACGTTCTAGGTTATCTATCAGGTTTTAAACAGTCTGCACTACATGGCTCACCAGATACAGCTAACACCACAGTAAATGGTTCTAAGTCTGTAACTACTGCTGGCTCAGATGAATTGTTGTCATCCATGAAGATAATCAAGTCTTCTATGGCTAACATCACAACTGCATCTGCAGGGGATCATTCTATCCCACTGACAGCACGTATGCCAGGTGCTACTTCACTTCCAACTGCAACAGCTTCACCAGCAATGGTAGTAGCTCGTATGGCTCGTTTACTTGATCAACAGCAAGTTGATACACAAGGAAGGTGGCTTGTAGTTGACCCAGTGTTCATGGAGCTACTTCGTGATGAAGACAGCCGCTTTATGAATGCAGACTTTGGTGAATCAGGTGGACTACGTAATGGCCTAGTCATTAACAACTTCCACGGTTTCCGTATGTACACATCATCAAATCTGCCAGCAGTAGGCGATGGTCCGGGTACATCAGGAACAGCAAACCAAAATACTAACTTTGGTGTGATTGTTGCTGGACATGATTCTGCTGTAGCAACTGCAGAGCAGATCAACAAAACGGAAACGTATCGTGACCCTGACAGCTTTGCTGACATTGTTCGTGGTATGCATCTATATGGTAGAAAGATACTTCGTCCAGAAGCTATCGTAACTGCCAAATATAACGCAGCGTAAGGGAGTATTTAGTTATGGCTACAATTACCATGTCAACCAACTCTGCTTCCACTTCCAACAACGGTGGGACAGGTAATAAAAAACTCCGTGGTGCGCTTACTGTATTGCAAAACGATATCGATATGGCTGATGCCATTTTGCAAAACGGTGGCACAGCTTTAGCAGCGAATGATATCATTCAAGCTATTGCTGTACCTACAAACACTATGATCCTACACGCAGGGTTCAAA